GGGCGCGTCGATCCACACACTGGATTCGCCGTCAGGTCTCCCGGGGTCTGTTTCAATAACGCCCGTTATCGGGTCTTCAATGATGTCCGAGTCAATTTTGTATTGCAGACGGTAGGAGCGGGTAACGGTCGCAAGCCGGTCAGGGTCCAGAACTGACACGTTAACAACGGCAGATAGATAATTAGACGGTCCTACGCCTGCCGAAATCTCGGGGGCTGTCGGTATCTGATTCTCTGGCCTGGGTCTCAGGTTGGTTGTGTACGCGGGCAGGGGTTCGCCATCTTCCGTGTAAATCTCGTTTGCAGCGTTAACCAGCGTCACGCTTGCGCCAAGGTCTACGGATGGAGATACATTAACAACGATGCAGTCGAGCGTCTCTGATCCTGCTACGCCGTAGGACGCCAAGTCGCCCGCGATAAACTCAATGGCGCTGCCGGTTGACCATTGTCCTGCGCCGTCATAAGTTGCGGTTATCTGCTTGAACTGTGTCCCGCTGCTGACCGTCCTGACGCGCACGCCGTAAGACTGGCCAGAGACTAGGCCAAAGGTTTCATCAATCGAAAACGTACCAGCGCCAACGGACTTGACAATCCCACTACCCAGGCCCACGTCGATGATGTCATTCTGAACAAGGACAAGATCACCCCTAGCGCACGCGAGGTTCTCTATGTCTGTGGTTAGCTCATACGTTTCCCTACGAAAGCGCTTTTCGAGGTATGCAAACCGCGCATGCTTCTGAGCAAGGGCGGGATTAGTGACGCCCCAAAGCTCAAGTGAGTCGGTTTGTCCGATGCGGTCAGCTTCGAGTATGGATGGGTCGTAATAAGTCCACTCATCCAGCTCCCAGTCCTGATCCTCGTTTTGAAACTCAACTGTAATGCCGTCTGAAGGATCTGGAAATTCGCGCTTTGAACTGAATCCAGAGCTGTTCTTCGGGGTGAAAATCTGAGTCGGGATCAGCTTCTCGATGTTCTGCACGACGCTGAACTTGCCGTCGCGCATTGCAAACTCTGCGCGCCCGGTCTTCGCCACGTTATTCAGTACAGACTTTAAAGGGGCCGACTCGTTGTTGTAGTTGGAAGCCTCCCAGCCATCCGTTACGCACCGTGTCCGCCAAGCGTCCAAGTCCTCTAGTCTGATCCTGCTGTTGGCAACGCGGGCGCGGTTAAACGGACCCTGCAACACCCATCGGTAAAGCTCTGCCGGGTTGCTGCTAGGTGTCAGCGCCTGGCCAAACCATTCGCGCCAATCATTAGCCCACACCGACGGCACAACCGATTCAGCAATAACATTTACAGAATCAAGGTTCCCGCTTACCTGGTCTGTGGCCTTGATGTTTAAAGCAATGATGACGGGCCTGTAGTCTCCCGATGGGCTGCCTATCAGCTCATTGAATCGTCCCGTACTCAGGGGCGCGTTGCGTTGCGTGAATTCAAGATTTGCAGTGTCTGTCCACGGCTTTCTGCCACTACTGCCAGGCGACAGGTTGCGCGCTCGGATTGTAACAGTGGTTTCTGTAGGCGGGCCGCCATGCAAAGATGGATCAAATGTAATTGAGCGCGTGAAAAACTTATTGGTTTTTGACCATGCAGAAACGCTAGATACTTCATAGTCCTCGGGCGCGTCCAAAACAACATAACCGTTGCCGTCGTCATATACTATATAGCTTGATGGTACGGGCTCTTCATACCAAAAAAGGTTGTCTTCCCCGTCTCCCCAGTTCTGATCTGTTGACCCAGTCCGATACAGAACGCCGCCTTCTTTGTACAGCCTATATGGCCCCGCGCCTTCGTTAGCTGCCGTCTTGTTAAAGTACCGTGCAGCCGTAAACCAGTCGCCAGAACCGCCCTGATACTGAAGCTGTATTGATCCGCACAAGTTCGCCCTGTTGCCGTCGCCTTTGATCCAGTAGAGCCCGCGAGGGTACGAAAATGTGACGTTTGTTACACCGCGACCCACTGGCACAAAACTGGACAGCCATCCGCTGCCCTCTCTCGGCAACTCGTCTTGCACATTATTCTGAGTTACGTCTCTGGACCATATATCACGCAACGTTTCGGTGTCTGAGTTGTTATACCAGTCTACCGTCGCAACCTCTACTTCCCCAAAGCTGCTTATAGGGACTTCGCCAATGCGTACGTCAGTGACATCCATAGGCCCGTAGCCGACGCAAAGCAACATCCGGTAATATTGATCTTTGCCCCGGTACTCATAATAAGGATTGGCCGCATAAGCTGGCACAATCTTGCGCTTCCCAAGGATGTAGGGGATTGGCTCGTAGGCTTTATTCTGGTTGCTGTCGCCTTTTACACGTTTGCGTTTTTCGTTGTCAGAAATCTCGGGCTCTTCAGGGGCGAAGAGGAAGAATGTTCCAACTGATACGGCTAGCGCAGCAATTGCTATCCACGTTATGGGGTCAAGTCCAGATGGCACTTGGTGCAGCGTCAGGAGATCCCCACTAACCACTTCCTGATTCCAGTCATCAACCGGGTAGCCATTAATGAACGCCCTCGTGTGGTCTCTTGCAAGCCCGGTGTAGTCTCCATATATTGATTCAACGGTGCGCCCAGCCTGAACCGGCTCCTGAATGGGCGAAAGGAATGGAGCTTTTGAAACTACGACGTTAGCGGTCATTTGCTTGCCTGTATTTATAGAAACCAAGAATTCGCCCCTTCCATTTGATCGTAGTGACATCATCAACTGACGGCCCTACGCCTGCGCGCGTGTGTATCATCTGCCGATTATCAAGCATGAATCCAACGTGTATCGGGTTGCCTGCTACTGACAGCAGGGCAAAGCATCCGCGCTCTGGACTCGTCACGCATTCGAAGTGCTGTTGGTCATCAAGCTGCTCAGCTATAAAGCCAGCCGCTTCAGTGTCTCCGCCAGGCTCATAATAAACATCGTCATAGCCAGGAACCTCGACGTCCATCAGCTTACTATAGCATATCTGCACCATTCCCCAGCAGTCAGCGCCCTCCATCGAGCGCCCGCCGGGGACATAGGGGATGGCCAAAAGGTCACGAATCATTGTCTTCCCATAGAGCCGGAAACGTTTGGGGCGTGAACCGCTCACCTGGTAGCTGCACATCAAGAATCGGCTCGACCTCCAGATCAATACTGACGCCTGATCCGCTGATGCTGAATGAGGTTGACTCAAACTGAGCCGGGCCAAACTCAGCGACGTTGGGGGCGGATGCGGCAATCACCCATAGGTTAATGATGATCCTGTCGTCTGCCAGCCTGAGCCGCCTGACGATGGCTATATCCGCTGCGTCAAAGTCGATGGTGGCCCTTGGAGTGCCCTCTGCCGTTTCTTCTGGAAGGGATAGATCAAAGCGCCCCGGCTGGTAGGTTTGGGTACTGCCCGAAACGTTGCTATCAATGGATTGCGTGTTGTTTGCGTAGTAATAAAACGTGCCATCAATATTAACTTCGATCAGCACAATTGACGGATCACCAGAGGATCGGCTGTAAATGTTCTTCAAAAACGAATCGCTATAAGGCATTAGGGTTGCTTCTCCAGAGAGATAGACAGACGCCACATATCGCCGCCAATCGGGGTGAGGTCATACGGCTCAGTGAACTGGTAAACAGACGTTCCGCCGTAAAGGAAGTCCGGTTTGTCAAACTCCAACCCGCCGTTGTCTAAGTCATCCCGGAAAAATGCCACAAACGTATCAGCCTGAGCGCGCGTGATTACATACGACTCCGAGACGCTATGGACAGCCGCCGTGAAGCGGGTTCGCTGCTTTGTCAGGCCGTCCATACCGCTTCTGATAACCGTACTCTGTGGGATGTCTGAGAAGCCATCTACGTTTGGCGACTGGGGCAGCGAGCTGGGCCAGGTAGCCATTAGACGCGCCTCCCTTTAGATTTCAGATCGAACTTTGAGCCAAGCTGTCTATCGAACTCACCTTGCATCACCTGCCTCCGTACTGTGTCGCGTATCGTAACCTGCATCTGGCGTTGTCCTTCAGGGCCTGTTGTTTCTTGTGTCTGGACATCGTGGCCGGTTGATGTTGTGGTCTGGTCATTGATGACAACGCTCATGCCACCCCCGCCAACGCTAGACGGCGTAACTACACCTGAGCCGCCCATGGTAACAACCTCC